CGTAATGAGCTGTCGCGCTGTCAATTGCTCGACGTGACGGGTTGCAGCCCCGATAAGCCGCTGTATTTCGCTGTCGTCATCGTTGTGTTCGATGCGCAGATGATTCTTTGCGTCTGGCAACGTGACGGCGGCTTTCGCCGGTTCAGTCGTTCTGCGTAGCATTGCTCGCCCTCCGACTGCCCCGCTTGCGTTTCACCGTCTGCACCGGCTCAGCAAACCCGCGCTTAACCAGCACGTTGGCCGCACCGTCTGCGATGTTGACCTCAGTGTCTGGCTTCAGGCGTCGCCACGTCTTCAGTATTCGCAATCGCATTCCCGGAACTCCACAAAGCACAACCGGCGTGCCCGCTGCGGCAGGTAGCGAAACCACAGCGGGCACGGTCCGGGTTGCGATCACACACGCAGGACGGTTTCACCACCGAACTCGGCCATCGTGTTCGGCCATTCAGCCCCGCGGCTCAGTCGGCAGATGGCACTTGCGTAGGTGCCGTTCGTGCCGTTTCCGGCCGTGGCAACCAGGTCCAGGTAGCGCTTGCGGCCCCGCAGGTCGACCTGAAAGATCACCAGTTTGTTGTCGTCGGTTGCCGCGGGCAGTGCGGCAGTCCCGCCGTCCAGGTCGGTGTCGCCGTTCATGTCCAGGCCGTCGATATCGACGAAGCCGCTTCCCGACGTGTCGGACTCCTGAAGCTTTAGTGCGGCCATCGCAATGTCGGTGGCACCGATGTTGACGATGACTTCGGCGTAGTCCCAGCCGAGCGTATCAATCTCGGTGGTGGTCCAAGACGCATTATCGACGATGGCCACTGGGGCGATCACTTGCAGGTATTTTCCGGCGTGAGCATTAACGCTCATGTCTATGACTCCGTTTGTCGGATGATTGTGAGAAGGACCGCTGCCGCAATCACGGCAGCGGGTTGCATTCAGTCAACGGATCAGGAAGCGGCCGTCTTCAGTGCCACGACCGGTCCAGCCGCCGAGGCGGTTCCCAGCTCATGACACCGAATATCGAACCGCTGCGTGCCCTTAATTCCGATCGCGTCCTCATCCCAGTAGCGTTCCTCGGAAACGCTGATGGTGATGTCGCGTCGGACGCCCATCGTGGTGGCCATCGACAGGTCACCGACGTAGGCTTTGATCGCCGACGCATCAGCTCCGAGCGTTGAGTTGAGCACCTGCGAGAACACGACAGGCAGGCCGAGGAATACGAGCTGCGGCCCGTTTCCGATGTCCATTACGGTGTTTCCACCGGCAGCGTCCATCAGGCGAGCCATCGACGCCCAATACCCCGTTTTGTGGATGAACCATGCGGGATTCATCCCCGGATAGTGCGGCAGCTTGCCGACGGCAGCCTCGAAGTCGGTCAGGTCTAGCGTCTCAAAGCTGGTGTTTCCGCTGACAGCGGTGGAAATCGAACCGGCAGCAACATTTGCCAGCCCCTTGATGCCGCCGTATGTTGACGTGCCGTCGCCGTTGAAACCGCATTCGTCTTCTTTGTTGGAAAACGCATAGGCGATTTCGCCGGCCAACGTGTCGGCCAGGTCGAGGATCGTGTCTTCGCTGATCTCAGAACTGTACTTGCAAAGCGCGTACAGTTTTTTTGCGACCAGCTCGACGCGGTCCCAATTGGCTTCCGAAGCCGTCAACGTGGCGTTGTCGGTTCCGAAATAGGCGGTCAGGCCAGCAGTTCGGCGCGGCACATTCTTGGTATCGGTCGACATCGGTTCACGCCGAGAATACCGAGCGAACACGCCGTATTGCTCTTTCAGGTCGATGATGGTCTGGGCCAGTTCGTCCGGCACAGTCGCAGCGCCCTTGCCCGTGGTCGACAGCGCGTTATCGATCGTCCACTTTTTGGCACTGGCAATCGCGGCTCGTGCGTCGGTCGGCAAGATGCGTTCAACGGACTCGACGCCGAACACGTTGGCCAAGAACCACTGACCGGCACGATAGGCGTTCAGGTCAGCGTCTGGGCCCTTGAAGTTCTTGAGCGGGCCGGAACGCTTAAACTGGATGCGGCCTTCGGGAATCAGCACGCCAGACGCTTGCGGCTGCTCAGACTCGCGGGCCTGCCGCGACTCGGCAAACTTCCGCGAGGCTTCCAACTTAACAGCCCGTCGGGCCTCGATGGTTTGTTCCAGCTCTTTACATCGAGCTGCATCTTCGGCCTCAGCCGTCAGCTCATCTTCGGTCAGGCTGCGGCCTTCGGCCTGGGCGTCATCGAGTCGATTTTGCCGGCGGTCCAGCAGTGCCTGGCGCTCGCCTTCATAGTCCAGGATTCCCTCAGCGACAGCATCAAGCCCGATCCGGGCAACTTCCAAGCACGCAAGCGAAATGCTCGCCAGAGCACAGAGAGTGGTTTTCATTCGATCACCGTTCGATTTGTGGCAGGTTTTGCCGGCCGCAAAACGAAAAAGACGCGGCCAGCGTCGAAGCGCTGCCGCGTCTGTGTCGGCGATTTAAATGAACGATCTGTGCCGTTCGGGAATCAGTTTCTTCGGGTTGTTATATTATGTCAACACCGATCTCGCTCTAGTTCGAGCCGAGCCTTTAAAAACTCAATTTGCTCGGCCCCCTCGCTTGGCACTTCCTCTGCCGGCTTAACACCCGGCAACGCAAAGCCCTCGGGGATCACTGGCGTTCTTCGGAGTGGTCGCGTAGACACTTGCTCACAGCCAATAGCTGACAGCAGTGCAGTTGGTGCCCCCATTGCAACGGCCATCTGATGGTGAAACGCTGACGCCCTTTTATCGACGCCCGCGTTGTCGATGACTCGCGTCACCAGGCCGGCTTCCGCGGCTTCGGACGCAGTGAACCATCGGTCAGGCCCTGACAGCCACTCGTCAACAATCCGACGATCGGTGCCGGTCCGGTCGGCGTAAATCTCGGCCAGACCTGCGGTGATTTTGTCCAGCACGTCGGCGGCTTCCCGATGCTCAATCGCTGTCTCGGCAAACCACCCGCCGCGCGCGGGGTGCAACATCATCGACGCGTTGCGGGCCATCTCGATCTCGTCGCCGACCATCGCCAGAAACGAACCGGCAGACCACGCCGCACCGTCGATCCGGGTCACGACCTGCGCGGGGTGCTCATGCAGGTGATTGTAAATCGTCGTTGCATCCATGACCGAGCCGCCGGGCGTGTTCAGCCGCACAACCACCCGCGAGGCTTGCCGATGCTGCTTGAGCGCCGCCACCACGTCTCGCGGGTCGATTCCCTGCTCAGTCCACGGATCGAGCCCGATCCGATCGTAAATGTACAGCTCGACGTCATCGCCGACGGCCTCGATTTTATAGCCTCTCATGGTTACGCCTCCTGAGTGATCGCCGCCACCAGTTCGGCAGCTTGGCGCTGTGGGTTAATGACCTCCGCCAGCCGCGCCGGCAGATTGTCGCGAGTTGCCGAGCCAGCGACGTCCAGAATCGTTGACCAGCGGTTTGCAGCGTATCGGTCGACGATATCGTTGACCGGGACTTTCCAGCCAACCACGGCACCGAACGCAGCACACAGCGGTGCGAGTGCTTCGCCAAGCTTTTCTGCCTGCTGCTCTCGGTAGAACCGCTCACCCCACGTCACGAAGTTGTCCGAACTGCTGGCTGCCTTGCCGACTTTTGACGGCTCAATTTTGAGCACCGTTTCGGCTCGTTCGCGAATCGCTTCGATAATCGCCACTCGCGCGGCTTCGGTGTTTCCGGCCTGCCGCTGCGGTTCCGGTTCTGGTTCCGGCGTTTCCTCGGGCTCGGTCGGCTGTTCTGGCTCGGGCTGTTCGGCCGGCACTGCCGATGCTGCCGTTTCGGTCGACGCCATGTTCAGCGGAATGTAATACGAGTCACCGCCATCAATCGGCGGCATGTTCATCAGTCGCCGAATATCGTTCTGTGACAAGACGCCGATCCCAAAGAGCTCTCGGAAGTGCGCCGACTTGGATTCCAGGTCAGCCCACAGGCTCGCCTCAATCACGGCCTCGACGTACATGCCCAGGTCACGCTGCCGGCGTGTCAGACACTGCCGATTGAACGCTGACGCCCAGCGTCGCGCCATCGGCTGCACGCCCGTCAGCATCCACTGCAACGTTAGTTGCTCAACGTTCGAGAACGTCGCCCGCTCCAAGTCGTTAATCAGCGGGCTCGGGACGTTGAAGATGCGAGCCACGTCGGTCACGCCGTATTTGCGCGACTCCAGCCATTGCGAGTCTTCATTCGGAATCGCAATCGGCATGTAATCCATCCCCTGATCGAGCACCCCGATGCGGTGCGACTTGCCGCGGCCACTTCCGTACAGTTGCTCCCAACCCTCGCGCTTGTTGCGTTTCTGGTCGGCAGTCATCGTCCCCGGAAACTTGAGCACACCACCCGGCACCGAGCCATTCCCGAAGAACTCGGCACCGTGAATCAACTGCGCTTCCTGCAGTCCGAGCGTCTCGCGGTGATAAGCAATCCGACTCAGCCCCTTCGTGCGTTCTGAGTTGAGTGCCTTGCCGCGGATGTGGAAGATTTCCGACTGATCGAAATACTCCTTTCGGCCTTTGGTGTCGCTGACCTCATACCACAGTTCGCCGCGGACCCGCTCGACGTCGACCAGCTTTGGATAGATCGGCACCAGCCCGGTGATTTGCCCGGCCCTTGGGCCCGTCAATTCATACTGTTTGAACGCATAGGCGTTGCCCCACAGGTCGAGGCTTGATTGCATGAACTCGAACCACTGGAACACGTCATCGGCCGCATCTGGCCCGTCGTGAATCATGCGTGCCAGTGGATGGTTGGTGACTTCCCTGCGGCTGCTGTCCTCCTGTTTTTCGTACAGCTTGAACGGCAGACACGCGATGGCGTTAGATCGAACATCAACGCAGGCCCAGACGGCAGAGTTTTTGAGTGAACCCTGTTCGTCGATCGTGCGACCGCTCGACGTTTCATTGCCGCCCCGCACCCACTCGATAAACCAGCTCGCCGGGTTCTGAGTGCCGCTGCCGACAATCGACCGCCACAACCCTGTGAGTGTGCCGCGAACGCCCATTTCAATCTCCTATATATTGCAGCGTCCCGTCACCCACATACGGCTGCGCTTCTGTCCCCGGTTTTGCACAAAACTTAGTCAACGCCAGCGCCATCACCGCGGCCACGATGCCGTCGATTTTGACCGCTTCGTGGCTTTTCGGTTTGACCGGTCGCACGTTGTTATTCCAGTCCGTTTTGACCTGCACGTTGGCTGCCTGCCAAGTGAAGCACTCGTTGCCTGGGTGCAACAGACTGCCGGTCGTCACCATGCGTGCGAATTCCTCGCACGGTGTCGCAAAGTTTGCGGCAGTCTGGCCAAACCGCACAAACTCGCACGGCAACGGCTCATGCACGAACCTGCCGGCTGAATCCATCTCGCCGCGGTCCAGCTCGGTGATGGTGCCGCCTTCGTTCCACGGATCGAACGCCACAGCAGCGAACCTGAACCGATACCACAGATCGCGAATGTCGGCTTTTAGTACCCGGTAATCAGTGACCTCGCCCGGAATGACTTTCACGAAACCCTTTTCCGCCCACTCACGCCACGGCACCGAATCGCGGTTGGCCTCAACTCGTGCTTCTGGCATCCAGAGATAAGGCAGGCAGACGGCCGTTTCGGTTTCGTAATCGGGAAAGCACAAAACGAACGCCGTCAGGTCCTGACCCTTGGACAAGTCGAGCCCCGCGTAGCATTCGCGGCCTTCGAGGTCGGCCGGCACAATTTCACGCGAACCGTCATTCCAACCCCCGAGCGGCAGCCATGCCTGAGCCGAGTTGACCCACTGGTTCAGTCGATATCGCCGGAAGCTGGCCACGGCTGCCGCGCCGTGCTCTTTGGCCTCAGCAGCGTCGGCCTTCAGTCGATCCAGCACCACTGTTACGCCGAGAGACGGGTTCGCAGCCCTGATGGCGTCCTCATCTTCGATATCGCATTCGATGTCTGGGGCTTCGAACACGATCGGCAGGAAGCCGTGATCAGTCACGCGGCCTTCGTCGATCGCTTTCGCGTAGTTGTACTGATCTCGGCAGACCGAATGTTCCATGTCGCCGGCCGTTGTGGCCATGACCAGCAACGGTTCCGCACGACTGGCGAACGCATACCGCAGCACGTTCCACAATGCTTCGTCAACAACGTGCAACTCGTCGATCACAATGCAGTTCGCGTTGAGCCCCTCTTTCGACCGTGATTCGGCCGAGAGTGCCCGATACGTTGACCGACTCGCTTTGTGCGTGATCGTCCAGGTCGACCGATGCACTCGGCACGCTGCTGATAGCGCCGGACTCATATCGACCATCGCCACTGCATGGTTGTGGACAATCCGGGCCTGTTCGCGGTCAGTTGCTGCGCTGAACACTTTACCGCCGATCTCGCCGTCAGCGCACAGCGTGTAGAGTCCGAAACCGGCAGCCAGCGGGCTTTTGCCGTTCTTCTTGCTCACGAAGAGGAAAACACGTTCATACCGACGCACCCACCGTTTGAAATGGTCAGACCATTTGAGCCAGCCGAAGCACGGCGCGATTACGTCTTCCCACTGCCACGTCTGCAGCTCGAACGGGTGCCCCGCGCCTTCACCCTCGGTCAAACACAAGAAAGATTCGAAGAACTGGCCAGCATGTTCGGCCCGCTTGATATCGAAGCGGCAGCCGGCATCCACTGCGCGTTCATCAGCAGTCGACCGAATCCAATCGGCCCAGCCTTCCCGCTTTGCAGTGGCCAGCGTAACTCGCTCCAACTCACAGCCCCTTCATTGCCGCGAACTCGTCGACAGACTTGCCGCTGCTGCCCGTCAACGTGTCCGGTGCCAACCTCGCTCGCGCTGACGGTGACAGACCAAACTCGGCCGCCGCGATTCGATATTCGTGGAACACCTGGCGACGCCGTGCCGACAACTTGCGTGACTCCTCGGTGTCGTGCTTGTTGGCTTCCATCAGTTCGCCGATATGCACGAACTCGCCCCATAATTCGCACAGCCCCGCCAGCGTTCCTTTATCAATCTTGGCAACCAGCCCGAGGTTCAGCAGCTCGGGAACGATCTCGTTCCACATCTTGCGAGCTTCGCCGGTCAGCCATTTCGGCCTAGGCGGTGCTTTCACCTGTGCTGCGACCTCTGCGGGAATGCCCCGATGGCCTGGATTGCCCTCGAAGATTCTCAGCGAAGCCGGCTTCTTGTTGTGTCCACCTCTGGGCATTTCATTACCTCCGACGGACCCCGCGGCAGCCTTGCGCGGGGTGTAACACGAGACGCCGCGGGGTCCTCCGATGCATCATTCACCCCTCGCAGTTTTTCTTGAGTGGCACTGATTGCAAAGTGACTGCCAGTTTGATTCGTCCCAAAACAGCCCCGCATTGCCCCGATGCGGAATAATGTGGTCAACGCAATCCGCCCCCTTAATCTCTCCGCGTTGCCGGCAGTGTTCGCACAGTGGGTGCGATGCGATGAACGCATCACGCCGCTTCTTCCAACGTTTCGTATAGCCTCGCGCGTTGGCGTTCGGCCGGTTGTCGTCCGCTCGCTTTTGCTTGGCGTGTGGTGGTCGATACGTGGAACGGGTCACGTCGTCTTGACCTCGAACGTTTGGATTCCTGCCAGCGTCGACGCATCAGACAGCGTCACCGTGATTGTCACATCGTAGCTGCTGCCGGCCGTTCCACCGCTGGCCGCGTACTGCACGGCTTCATTCGCGTTGATCGGCTCGCCAGTGTTGTCGTCGATCTGCTCCGAACTCACGACCGCCTCACTGCCCACCGTCAGGCCGGACGTCGCCGAAATACTGTCTACGCTGCTGATTGTTCTGCCGTTAAGCGCTTCCGAGAAGTCCAGGATGTAAGTCTGCGCGTCGCTGGGGTGCTTCACGAGAGACTCGGTCGCCTTAACTGACTTCGTCATCGGTCCGTGACCCTTCCATGTCTTGCGCGTGGCTGAATCCGCTGGTGTCTCGGCCTTGGTTCCAGCCGTCCGACCTCATGCTGCTGGTACAACGCCGAAACCGGACCCCGGAAGATACCCGCTGCGAACATCTTCGCTGTGAATATCTCGGCTTCGAATATGTCTTTTGTTGATGGTTGGGACATCAGTTGAACGTGACCGCTGTGCGGTTCCCTGAGCTGTCGACAGTGAACACGATGGTCTCAGCGCCGTCATCCCACGGCGTGACTGTTTCGGTTCCAGACCCGGCCCCGCTGATTTTGTAAGAACACACCGCACCGATACGCCGCAGCGCCTCGGCGACTGTCACGCCCGCCACTAGCGTGTCGACGTTGATGACGTCCACCACTTCGGCGTTGACCTCTGCGGCACTGATCCCCGTGACGTGCGACCCCTCAACAACCTCATAAGTTGATGTATTGTCGGGGTTGGTCGCCCATGCCTCATTAACGGTCGCCGTGTCGGTTGATCCGACATAGTCCGTGATTCGACGCGACTGACCCGCACCAGTCCCGCCGGTGATCTTCACGATGTTGCCGTTTAAGATGTCGTCGCCAAAAGTCTCGGACGCTGCGAGTTGAATCGTGGTCGACGTTCCGCCTTGTGCAGTTCCAGACGCGAGTGACGCACCGGTGAGCGTGCCGACCGTTGCGTCCACCGGAACGCCGAGAGACACATAGGCAGCATCAGGCACCGCCAGCGTGCCCGTGCTGGCCCCCTGGTTGTAACTCGTGCCGCTTCGTACATCCGCCGGGTCGGCTTGATCTGCACCAGCGGTTGACAATGTGCGTTCATCGCCTGCGGAACCAGCGTTGTTCTCACGATACGTGTGCGTCATTGTTGCGGTGTCATCAATTAACACCTTGCCAGACCAGACAGCTTGCATCCCGTTCACAGCAGCGATCATGTTCCCATTGTGGATTAGTGTCGCTTCGGGATTTGCTCCAACCCCGTTCGCTGTTTGTGATGCTGTGATATTGCCGTTGACAGTCAGCGTGGCCGAATCGTGAAACACGCCCTCGGCGTCAGCAATACCACCGGCAGTCACGTTGCCATTAACCACTAACGTGCCAGATGTTTGCCGAATCCCTCTCGCCGTTGAAGCGCTGCCGCCAATCACATCACCGGTCACTGTCACTGTGGGTGATCCGGTGCGCATATAAACGCCGTAATGAAACACACCTCCCGAACCACCGTAGACGTTTCCTGTGATTGTCACCGTCGCTGCGCTTGCAATTTCGACCGCTCCGATTGCTGCCGAGTTCCCCCCTCCGTGACCAGTCACATTGCCGACAATGTCAACACCACCAGATCCACTGATAGTGATGCCGTCAGCAGTATTGCCCCCAACAGGAGACACATCACCGGTCAGTGTGACTGTCCCAGATGAGTTCGACACTGTCATCAATAGTGCAGTGTCGAACACAAACCCATCTCCGGTGCATGAAACGCTGATCCCGCCTGATGTGATATTAAATGTCCCACCAGCAGATGCCGTCGTGCCGCTGGTATTGCGAATGCTCAACACCGTCACGTCTTCGTCGATCGTCACGGTGTAGGTGTTTGAGTAAACATCGTCGGACGAAGTTGGAGCAGTGCCAGTGTTCCAGACCGTATCGTCCGACCAGTCGCCGGTTTTTGTTGCGTAGACTTCCGCCATCAGTCAGCCCCCGCAATATATGCTTCGACAGCCGCAGTGATCGCGTCGACGAATGCCTGCTCTCGCGGATCGTCTCGCGACACCGACGCATCAGCAATGGCCAGTACCGACTTGCTACCTTCCACGTCAGCACCACCCGCAGTTGTGCCGACCTGCCGCAGAATCGCATTCAGAGACAGCTTGCCATTGCCGCGACGATTGACGCTGATCTGTAGTGCGTGCCTGTCGAACGTATTAACCTGACCAGCTTCCCACAACGCCTGTACCGCCTGTTCGGTCGGCTCGGTTCCGGTCGCCTGTTTCCAGCGGCTGACGGTCTGCACGCCAGCGCCGAGGACTTTGGCAGCCAGCCCGTCAGGCCAGTTACCAGCCTGCGCCAACACCGGGACCATCTGTTGCACTTGCTGATCAGCCAGATCGATTCCGCCGGCACTCATCGCAGCGTATGCCGCTTGGACCCGCGGATAAGTGCTGGCCTGAAGCGTTGCGAGCACTACGTCGGCCTCGGTCGTTCCTGCCGGCTGCCCTGCCGCCTGGTCGGTCAGCTCGGTCATCAGCCACCGCGTCGACCTCAGTTCGTGGTCTTCGGCCTGCACCGTATCGACCGCGAGCGCCGCAACGCACGCAGCCCAATTGCCTGCCTGAGCGGCTGCGAGTGCCGTGGCGTTATTCTTAATGATATCAATCATGGTTTTCGCCAATCATCCCCTGAACAACCTTTAAAACCGCACACAACCCCGCCGCGACGGCGCTTTTCTCCATTTCGTCCCCGTCAGTCGGGTCGGCAGCGAGAAACCAAAACGGGCTAATAGCCGCCAAGACAATGACTACGTCCCAGACTCGGCTTCGCGATTGCCTCATTGCTCGGCTTTTCTGTGATTACGTTCCTGGATCCTCGCCAGGTCCTTAACCTGCTGGACAAAGTCCGAATCAAACTCAGCAAGCGTTCTGGCGCAGTGCTCAAGCGCTTCGCTGGATTTGCCGATCTGTTCGGTGTTGCGGTCAAGCGCCTGCGTAACCTTAACCCCTAGCGTTTCGTGGCGTGCCAGCATATCGCGTTGAAAGTCGTGGCACTGCGTGCCGATATCGCGCAGCGTTGTATCTCGCGCCTCGCGGTCCTCTTTGAGAAACCGCAAGAACAGGACGACGATTCCAACCGTTGCCCCGACGGCTGTGATGTCCGTTATTGGCAGCTCGTTCACGGCCTGCAATCTACTGCCTCTGGCAGATATTGTTTTATCGTTTTGTGACCGTTGCGTGGCCTGCTGCTACCATTTGCTCTGACACGTCTCGCCATCGCCCCTTCGGGGTCTTCCTATTATAAACGCGGCCCAGCACGCGCCCGAACGTGAACAACTCCGACACATCACCGTCGCCCTGCGACGGCACCTGTAGGATCACCTCCCCTCGATGTAACAGAGTTGCGAGGTATTGTTTCGCTGCCAGGCCGCGTCGTTTTTCGTTCTCGTCTGTTGTTCTCGTTTCCGGTGCCCAGCAGTCCAGCAGGCGCACGGTCAAGTGCCGCGTGATAGTGACCTCGATAGTGTCACCGTCTAGCACGCGGTCAACCGTTGCTGTTGTTGTCCAACCGGGCGTTGGGTTCATTCTGGTGGCTTTCCTACGGTTAGCCTGTATTCGTCAAACAGCGGTTCGACGGGTCGCTCTACCACCTGCTCCGCTGTTTTCAACGCCTCAATAATTGCCGGAGCCTGCCATAGTGCCCCGCCAGTCAACACTGACCCGGCGATTATGGCCAGCTCTTTAAACCCGAGTCCATGCCGCGAGTTGTCAACGTTCAACTCATCGTCACCCTCTGGTATGTCTAGCGCCTTGTGTCGCACCCGCATTGCCAGTTTGTGCCGGTCATTAGCCTGACGCCGCCAGTCGCCATACAGGTCGTTTTTGTTGACGTCAATTGGTGCGTCCTGCGACCTCATAGATGCTCCAGTTATCAACATCGGCCGGCGAAATCCCGCCAATCTCGGCGAGTGTGTTGTCAGCCTGCACGTCAACTCGGTGTTGATGCTCAACAAACCGTTGAGCCTCGACCGCTGCCTCCAATGTCAGCAGGGCCGAGGCTCGTTGCCAGTCGACAGGCTGCCCCGCGGCTACCTGTCGCATCACATCAGCAATAGCGCTCATGGCTTGGCGTCGCTGGCCGCCACGCCGATGCGGCTCATAATGATGTCGGCGATTTTGTCCCGACGGTCCTGGTTCGAGGTGAACGCCTTGCCGGCAATATCAACGGTCAGGGCCTGACTTCGGCCGACGACCGCGTTGATGTTGACGTCAGTTGGCGCATCATTGCTGACGCTGTGTTGAGCCTGCCGGGTCTCGTCTGCGTTTGCCGAGTGTGGGTATCCTGAATCAGCCACGGGTGTATCTCCTACTCCGAGTGTTATATCTGGACTCACTGCGAGTCCCTCGATGGACGGTCAAAATTCAGTTCAATCGGCTCGCCTCGCAGAATGCGTGTTTTGCCGACGCTTGCCTTGTCTTGGCTGCCCCAATAGACACGCACAGGCGTCTCTATGTCCTGCAATCGTTTCAGTTGCGCTTCGATGCCCGACATGCGTGATTGCAATCCGCTTATGTCCGACTCATGTAACCGGAACTCCAGCGGCTCGCCAGCCGCAAACGACTCACGCTGACGCTTTCCGCTTGGGTCTATGGTGTCAACCACAATCGGTCGCGACTCCAACGCCGACAATCGCCGCTCGATATCGCTGACGTCCGCCGGCGTACCGACTGGCCCCTGCGGACCTGCGGGTCCACGCTCACCTCGCTCGGGTTGTCGCAGCTCGATTGCGTCGAGCCTTGCGGATAGTGCCTCGATGGCCTGTGTCTGTTGCTCCAACAGTCCCGCGATTTTGCCGCTCTCAGACTGCATCGCGAGGATCATCGCACGGTTGCGGATTGCCTGCGATTTGACGGACTGCCAGTCGGCGTTGACGTCGGGCACTGCCGGCAGATCGGCAACCGGCACGTCAGGCAACTGCTCAGCCTGCTCGCCTGGAATGACTCCGACCGATGCCACGACAAATTGCCTCAATGCTGACACCGTCGTGGAAACCGCGTGCATTCGTTGCCCGTTGACAGCTCGATACCCGCTCACCACACCAACGATTTTGCCGCCGAGGTCAATCACTGGTCCGCCCGACTCGCCGTCCTCTACAGGCGTGTTTTGCGTTCTCAACTCGCTGCCTGTGACGCTCTCGACGTAGCCTCGGCGGGTGCGTGCCACTTGATTAGCTCCGGCACCCCACGTCACAACCTGTTCGCCCTGCGACGGGTCTCGCTGTGCTAATCCTCGCGGGTTGAGGTCGCCGCCGGCAAATGCCAGTAGTGCAACGTCAACCTGATTGTCTCGCCGACGTGCAATCACCACGGCCTGTCGCCATTTGACGCCTGGGCCGGTCTGGACTTGAACGTTGCTGGTGCCGTCAACGACATGCGCCGCGGTCAACGCCAGCCATTGCGATTCGTCGCGAGGGTTGCGACCGATGACAACACCGGAACCCCAATGGCTGACCGTCGCCTGCACCGGGACGCGCACCATCTGGCAATAGCCATTCACGCAGGTTGGTTGCATCTCATACCGCTGAACCTGCCGCGAGTGATGCACGATCAGCGTGTGGGCGTCTGCAGTGACGCACACGGCGCACACCGCCGCCATCCCTAGCAGCGACGTGCAGACCCGTGCCGAAGTTGCTCCACTCATGCTGTCCAGTGCCTCCCGCCGAAGACACGAACCGCGTAATACGCTGACACGCGACGCCACAGCGGCACGTCAAGCTGTTGCATCAGGTCGCGGAAGATAGCGTCAGCCAGAAACCGAGAGACTGCGCCCACGCACTGGTAGAGATAATCGTGGATGATCGCCGCCCGCTGGTGTGGACCTGACGGCGCGATGAATGGCCACAGGACTCGCGGGACAGTGGCCAGATCAGTGACAAACCCGGCAGGCACCGTGATTCGCAGTTCGCCCATGCCGACCTGCATCACGACCGTGAGAGGCTCGGCCAGCTCGTACAGCGTGGCACCTGCGACGCTGACGCCGCATTCGCGAATTGCCGGATTGCTGATGCTGATAGCCATCGGTCGCGCAGCGGTCTGCGTAGCGTGGTGCTGGCTCAGCCAGGCTCATCACGTGCGACTCTGCCGCGCGACCCGTACAGTCTGTGTTAGATGCGAGAAAATGTCAACAGTTTGCCAGTGGTTGGCACGGGCTTGGTGCTGGATAAATCGCCGAGGCGGGGGGATATCGAGTTTTTCTGGATATCCTCTAGTTATGCCGACTTGCCGCACACCACTTTGACGCACGCCAA